GAGGTGTAAACAAACACACCATCATTGCTGCCATTGCCAGTGAAACTACCAAATGCACTATAACCTGCCACGGGTGCGAAGCAGTAGGCTACATAGGTGTAAGAAGCGCTTTGGTTTACAGAAACGTCATCACCAATCGTAAATGTTGTTGAACTAACTGCACGAATGTACTTGGATGGAGAACCACCGGAAACTTCTGCTCCTGTTGTATTTAATCCTTCAAGAGCATAATTTGTAGTTAATTTATCAGTCCATACCATCCAGTTAGTAGCATTACTTCTGGACTTAATAATAATCCACGATGGAGACGCACCAAGACCATGACCTACCGTAGCCCCGCCAGAGCCGTTACCTGTATAAGTAACAACACTAAAGCCAGCAGTTGTACTCGCTCTTACTTGAGAAGATATTGTGCCGCTAGTGTTAGTTACGGTTGAGCCGCCAGCGTTCCAGTTCCATGCGACGTAAGTAAAACCAGTACCGTTTACATCAGTATTTGCACCTAACGTAAAGCCGTCAGACCCAAAGGCCGTAAGTTCATCGGTTGTTGTGGCTTCTGCCGCCGTAGACGAACTCATTATTCTTTTATTTGCACCACGGACAGTATCAAACAATCTATGATTTTGTACGTCATTGCGTACTTTCAACCAAGTAAAGTCTGGCGCAAATCCAACCCCGGTAATGTTTTGTGTTGATGAGTTTCCGCTGTACAACACCACATTCATGTAATCATTTGCCTGTGTCGTGCTAGTTGCACCGATAGTCGGCGTAGGCAGATTCTGTGTGCAGAGTGCTTTGTATCCGGTTGGCGCTGCATACGGGAAAGCACTTGCCCCGAAGCAAAAGTCTCTAATCTGCTGCGTGGTGTTCGTGGTATTGTTGAACGAAACATTGTACGGAATGCCTGTCGTAAAGCCAGTTAGTTGCGCCGTTGAAGATATGTTGGGTGTGGCGTTCTTCGCAATATAAAGTCTTCCGTTATCAGCATCAAACGCAAAGGTATATACGTCTCCATCAGAAGCAGATGCTGGTGTTGAGTTGGCTGTTACGCCAGCAGCCTTAGCGTATGTCCCATCGGCACGGAATGATGCATAAGTCCCGGTCAGCGTTCCATAACTAACTTGCACAGATCCCGGAGTTACCCCTACTCCACCACCGCCTCCGGCTTCGGTGTATGTGCAAGTCCAATACCACTTGCCTGTAGTCGGTATCTGTATTGTTGCGTGAGTAAAATCATCCGGAAAGGTTCCAGACGGACATACAAGTTTTAAATTGCCGTTTGATAGATTGTATGAAGACGAAGAATTAATTGGATTCATTGTGGCGTAATTTCCACGCACCTCACCACCAACACCAGTATCGGTTCCGTAGGATGTGGGCGTGTCTGTCAGGCTGTCGTTATTTACTCCCGGCGTGGACGAGAGGTTATTGGCAGTCCAGTTGTTGCCCCTGCCCGAAGCATCGTAACCAAAGTCAATAGGCATTACGACTTCTCCCAGTTGCCAACGGATTCATTCCAAGTGTACCGATCACCATCTACCGGATATGGTACAGGGGCATCCCACAGGCAGGTTGTTTCATTGAGCACCCACGAGGCAAAAGGCTTGGGAGGAATAAACGCATCCCGACCCGCATCATAGGTGTAACCGATACCAGCGTAATTCTTACGGAAGGGCGTGCCACCTAGAGCGTGTACGCCGCCGTATGTATTGTACGAGGTCTGCTTGTAAACGTCACCAGTACGGGCAGACAACTCTGCCTCTTTACCGTCATCTTCTTGACGGCCCACGGTCACAAAGACCACGACATTGTTTTCATCTAATTTGGCAAAATGGCTCATGAGAATGTCACCGTTTCAGATGTTGTAGAGGTGGCAGTCACGGTGTAAATCTTAAATCCGCCAGATGTTGTGGAAGTCTGGGTTACACCACCAGAAAAGGTAGCCGTGCGAGTATCTGCAATTTTGATGATAACTACGCCAGAGCCACCGCCGCCAGATTGTGCGGAACCACCAGAAATTCCACCGCCTCCACCTCCACCTCCAGTATTGGCAGTTCCACTAGTAGCGGCAGAGCCTGTTCCGGGGGTCAGATAAACACCGCCGTTGCCCCCGCCTCCAGAGCCACCATTACCCGCTGTGCCGCCATTATATGTACCACCGCCACCGCCACCGGCACGAGTTACAGATGAGCCAGTAATGCTAGATGCGGTACCTGCTGCTCCCGTACCACCAGTGGTTCCTGACCCATTGCCGCCCGTAGCGCCAGCACCACCTCCTCCAGCACCGCCGTAGTTTGGAGAGGATGCACTTCCTGTTCCACCGTTATTACCCTGAGATGGAGATGTTGACGGAGTGTTTCCAGCGCCAGCGGCTTCCGTTCCCCAGTTTCCTCCACCTCCGCCACCACCAGAGCCGCCTGATTTGGCTACCCCGCTACTAAACCGAGTATCGCCGCCACCGCCACCGCCACCTGTGGACGTGATACTAGAAAACACTGAGTTAGAACCATTGCCGCCGTTAAGGCTAGTTCCAGCAGTTCCGCCAGCGCCTACGGTGATTGTATAAGCAACTCCAAGAGCAACTGTTGTTGTTGATGTACGATAACCTCCCGCTCCACCGCCACCACCACCCACTACGCCACCGCCGCCGCCGCCAGCAACAATTAAACTCTCAACCTCTAGGCCCTCTTTATTAAACTGCAAATAAAACCCGTTTGTACCAAATGAGCCGGTGTACTGCCGAGGCTCCCATACGCCGGTATTCGAGTTAGTCTGACCAAAGGACGCGGGGGTGAGGGCTAGGCCGTCGATGAAGTTAAATTCTGTTATGTACCCATTTAGGTATTGGTCACGAGTGCTTGTGCCCCTCTGCGAGACCCCGATGTTATGTGTGTTCGTGCTATTAACTAGCGTGTTGGCATTTGTGATGGCGCTCGAACCAAACAAGAATGAATATGCAACCGAAACCCCGTTTACATAAATTTTTACACGGTCTCCTGATGTTGCTTGTGTTGCATCAACTGCGAGAACAATGTGATACCAAGAGCCGGGGTCTCTATAAATAGGAGTTGTACCAATATATGTTGGAGACAAAACACCATCGTCAAAATAAACACCTATTGAGTTAGTGTCCAACCATTCAAATGAAAACCCATTGTTACCTACATTTGGAGAGTTCACACTAAAAAAGTTTTGTCTTGTGCTTAGGGTGCTTCGTTTTGCCCACAAAGAAAATGTGTAGGTTTTTCTATTGCTCGCAACCGATGGGGTTCTGTTCAGATACGCACTATCCGCAGAGTTAAACCTTGCAGACAAACTCACCTGCGTAGCCGCCATGGGCCAGTTCCCGGCAGACTGATTTATCAGTTGTTGCTCAGTCGTCCAAACGCCAGAAGCCGAACTAACTGTCGGCGCTGTTGGGTTGGCGGTAATTATGTTACCGGGGTAGCCGTGAATGGGCATCGCTAATCCTTACGAGTTTAATTCTTCCCACGAAGCAGTAACCACTAGGTCACTTGCCGAGCCTGCCGTAGCACCGATGGATTGGTTCTCAAGCAGGTAGAACGATGTGGTTTTGTCCGTTACGATCAGGGTAGCATCAGCCGGGACAGAGATGGTTGAAGCGATTGGGTACGCCGTTCCACCTAAAGCCGCTTGGCTGTATACGTTGATCGTAATGTCTGCTGCAGAAGTTCCGTCTACGTTAGCAACTACAATCGAGTTGATCTTGAAGACTTTGCCACTAGCCGCAGCGTTGCTGACCAATGAGGTTGCTGAGGTTGTAGACAGCGATGTACTGGACGAGTTGCCGTAAATCGCCGCTACGTTGACTATATTTGGGTTTGCCATTTACTTACTCCTTAAATAGGGACACTAAAAGCCGAAAATCATTGCCATTGCGATACTTTTGCCCGTTGTAATACCGCTAGACGGGGTTGTAAAAGAAAGCGTTCCTGAACCATTAGTTTGCAAAACCTGTCCAGTTGTACCGTCTGCGTTAGGCAGAGTAAACGTCACGTTTGCAGCCATGCTGTCAGCCGCTTTAAGACTAACGTAGTTTGTACCGTTGTCTGTGTCTTCATACAATTTAAGGTTTGCACCCGCCGCTGAAGTACCAGCCACATCTAACTGCGTAATCCCTGCAATCGTGCCACCAGTAATCGTAGCGGAAGGAGTTGTGACAGCTGGAACATAATCAAACGCAGACTTAACATCGGTGCCATCGTTATAGATAAACGCAGTCTTGCCATTTGGCACAGTGACAGAAGCACCGGCTACGATGACTCGGATTGACTGGCTACCAGTCGTATTGTTCTGAATGATGTACGGCTTCTCAATGCCCGGAACAATTAAATCCCGCGTTGCAGAAAGCGATACCGTGGATGTGACATTTAGAACAAAGTTACGGGCTATCTGAGTAGCGTTTGTGTTTGTTAGGGTCAACGTCAGATTGGCGTCTGAGGTGAACTCAGGGTTTGCCCTACCTACTATGGCTTCCTCAAGGGCTGTGCCAAGGTTAGTGTTAGTTGTATTTCCCCAAGTGCCAGACTGCTCACCAGTGGCGATAAGTTCGACTTTTAGGGCTGAATAAGTTGAGGCCATGTTTTTTCCTTTACGCTGCTATATCGACCCAATTTGCGGTTTGAGCGTCATTAACTGCCACCCATCCACCGGTCTGTGAATCATTAACATTTTGCCAGTTGGCTGTTTGATTGTCATTAACGGAAGTCCACACTGATACAAAAACTGGCGTAACTGAAGCATTACCTTGAACGCCCGTAACGTTGACTGTGACCCCTTGACCGGCAGAAACGGTACCAATTGCCGTAAGAGCCGTAACACCTGTAACAAAGACACTAACACCCGGGACAGCCGTTGCTTGCCCAATAAACCCAGTTGCGGAAACACCTGTGACATTGACTGCAATGTTTTCTTGAACAACTGCTTGCCCGATAAAGCCGACTGCCTGAACGCCAGTAACAGTAACAACTCCGTCACCTGTAACAGAGACTTGTCCGACAAAGCCAGTGGCTTGAACTCCCGTGAGAGTGACTGAGGCATCGCCTGTTGTGGCAACGCTTCCGATCTGACCAGACCCGCTAACCCCTGTAACTTGGACTCCTGCCCCGCCTGTGGCTTGCGCTTGCCCGATGAAGCCGTTTGCACTGACCCCGGTAACGGTGACACTAGCCCCTGCGCTGGCGGTAACGGAGCCAACAGAACCGCTACCTGAGACACCTGTGAGGCTGGTAATCGCACTTCCACTGACTGCGACTGATCCAATCTGCCCTGTACCTTGGACCCCCGTAACGGAGACAGAAGCACCGCCGGTTGCTTGGGCTTGCCCGATGAATCCCTGTCCTTGAACACCAGACGGGAAGACGTTGGCATCGGCAGCGACGGTAACTTGACCTGCGGCACCTGTGCCTTCAACCCCTGTTGGGAAGACGTTGGCTGTGCCTGATACTGCGGTCTGCCCAATGAACCCGTTGCCCTGAACCCCTGTGACAAGGACTCCGACACCTTCGCCAACTGAGACTTGACCAATCTGACCTGTGGCCTGAACTCCGGTGACTGCGACGTTTGCATCGCCAGAGACAAGTACTTGACCAACTGATCCTGTCGCAGATACGCCGGTAACATTGACGGATTCATTTTTCTGGGTTTGAACTGTGACTGATCCAACAGAGCCGGTGCCTTCGACACTTGCAGAGCCTTCGCCCCACGGAGTTTCGCCCCACCCACCGTAGCCCCACCCATCGAGCGGGACTTCAACGTCGGTGCGGTCTGACCCCCAAGGAACGTATCCCCAAGGGCCGTCACCCCAGCCACTGTATGTCGCCACATTTCAGTCCAGTTAGGCGATACGAATGATTGCCCCGGTAGCCGTAGCCGCAGGGAAGATAATCGTAAAGGTGCCTGAAGTCGAAGTCTTAGCACCACCGAAGTCTAGAACCGCACAAGCAGGGTTTCCAGTTGCCGTATCGTTATAGATCAAAGCGCCATATGCGGTAATAGTTGCCGTTGTAAACGAAATGTCAGCAAAGTCAGTAAACGCGGTAGTTCCAGAAGAAACTGGAGTTACCTTAGTCAACGCACCGCCACCAGCCACATACGAGCCAGAAGCACCTACTTCGTTAGTTGTGGTGTAAGCCGTGGTTGCAGCCGTAAACGAAGCGCTGTTGTTATAGAGCGCCAGTTTGAACGTCTGACCAGAGCCAGTCGAAAAATTATGTACACCTTTCAGGATTTCTACCTTGAAAGATGTTGGCATGTAGTTACCAGTGAAGGCCATTTAACTTCTCCTTAATAAATGGGCGGCTTTTTCTTCACCACCCTGTAAACAAACTTGTATGCAGGTCGCCCTTTCGGACTGTGCTGCGCGCTTTAAATATTCAAGAATCGTCTTTTCAATCTGTTGCCGGAAATACTTGGCCTGCTCACGAATGGCAGGGGGCGCAGAATCCGACACACCTACAATCTTGTCTGCACAAATCTCAGCCAGATCTTCTAGCGGCAATCCACCAAAATCGCTGGTTTTAATCATCGGGCTGTGGATCTGTCCCGCTTTAATCTCAAACATTACGTCCTCACCGCTTCCGGCGCACGGTATTCATACGCCTTTTCTTCTGTGGATTCTTTGATTTCCGAGTACTTCTTGGTTACGAACTTACCATCTTCTAGCCCAACAACCAAGGGGTCAGCAAGACGGTGGTAGCCATACAATTTGGATTGCACCGGCTCATTAGAATCTAATAACGACGACTCATGGGCAATACCAATCTTGATGCCTCGCTCCATAGCTTTTGACAGCAAGAACTCGCAGCAAGCTCGCCCAGCCTCGGCAAAATGCACAACCTTCTTATATGAGAAGTCAATACCATAGAGGTGCATCTCAGCCACTTTTGCTGCAATACCGTACCCAATAGCGTAGGCAACCGTATTATTGAAGTACCCAGTACCGCAGGCGTTCATGACTTCATCAAGCGGAAACTCCACCAATCCGGGGCAACGGCTGTCTAACTCACAGGTGTAGATCGGACCGGTATGCGACTTCAGAACAGAACGCATGATGCCCGTCTGGGTGCCAGCATCCTCAGAATCCAAGAACCGGCTTGCCGGGTCCATCATAAACACCCTGTCGTGATACACCACCCCCGCCATAGCGTTAATAGCCCAGACCTCATCAATCGGTTGGGAATGGGTTTTAGCCAGCACAAACTGGGCGTGGGACTTACCCATAGCCACGATTGCAATCTTCTTGCCGGACAGATCAGGGATCATTTTACTGGGTACCTTACCTGACCAGAACGATAAGCATCCTGACGATCTTTGGCGTCGCCAAGCTGTTTGAGAAGCGCTATAGCCTCGTTGTAGCGGTCTGTGTAGTTCTTAAGCACGTCCGCATCAGACTTCATAAACGTAGCTGCCTCAAGTAAAGACCCGTAAAGCAGAGCCGACTCAAAGTTATCTCCAAGCCACGACGTACCAGCCGTAACAATAGACTGGGGGTAGTAGAAATAGTGCAGCTCTACCGTGTACGCGGCATTAGGCATCGGCCCAAGAATGAACGTGTTGTAATCAAAGACTGCGTAATATAAGGGTAAACCCGTATCAGTCTGACTTGGATACGCCTCACGAATGAAGTTCACATCCTTGTTGAGTAGATATAGGTAGTCGCCAGCCACAAAGGTACGCCCGTCAGGCAGCGTAGTAGGGCCGTTACAAACCACCGCTAAAGAAAACGTCGAAAGCCAGTCCGGGGGAACCGATAAGTACTTATTGCCGGAAGTAGTAGTTCCAGTCATATTCTTACGAATAGCTGGGATCTGAACCGTGTTGTAAATCCGTTCTTCCGCGTTCTCAATAAATGTATTTATCTGCTCCGCAGACGTAAGCCCGCCCGATCCCACAACCTGTGGGAAATCATTTTCGGCATATGCCTTGATGGTTTGGACGAGCGTTGCGTAGTTCATTAACCCATCTTCCCGCTGATTTTACGACCTTTAGTTGCGGCTCCGTAACCACGCATCGTACCTGTTCCGTACGGATTAACAGAGGCATAGGTGCCTTTGCTTACACCGGCAACAGACATGTTCATCTCATTCATGCAAGCCGCACCCGTTTTATAGGCACTGTCTTGCTGAATAGAAGTTTTCTGCCCAGACATGTTGTGCGGTTCGGCATAAAGAGAAGCCGGTCCGACTTCCTTGCCTTTAACTTTCATGCTGAACTTAGCCATTATCGCCCCCGACCAGAAGAACGCTGGTTCATTACCCGCGCCATATTGCGTCCCATACGCTTCATGTCCATGGATGTTGGGCCACCGGCTTTCATACCTTTGGCACCGTGCATACGCTTTTCGTGGCCTTTGACCGCCTTTTTAGCGACCTTCTCCATCATGGGTTTGTCTTTCTTGATGTCTTCGTGCTTTGCCATGTTTTACTCCTAAGTAGTTGTTACAGATACCGACCCAACACTTCCTTGGGCAACCAAATTATTGGGCGTTAGCCCGTCATCCTGCGGTCCGCCAACAGGGTTCCACCCCCATTGAATGATCCTACTACCCCCTTCAGGAAAGCCAAAAGCATCCTCATCAGTTGGATTTGGGGGGTTAATAACATCAATCTGCAAACCACTGTAGCCTGATTGAGTGTAGCTGCGATCAGGGCGAGGATCACGCAGACCTTGCGGGTCATCCACCGGATACATACCAAGTTGTAACTGCGGCTGGTCTGGATCCCAGCATGTAGGGCAGACCAACATGTTGATGTTTTTGGTCTTGATGACCAGTTTTCTGAGGTCTTTAAGCGGGTAACGAAAGTCGCAGCGGTCGCACTGCGAGATTGCCCACTTCCCAGACGCGAACCTATTGCCCATATCACGTTATATACATCTGACGCGGAACTAACCGGTCAGCTGCCTTTTCTCGGTCTTCACCTGCCGCAAAGGTCCAGTCTTCGTCGTACATGGCTTTAAGTGTTGGGAGCCGTGCTTGACCTTCTGGTAGTTTTAACGCGATGTAATAGGCCAGTCCCGATGTCAGACATGGTAGGAACCGGAACGGAATATCAAAGGTATTAACACCGTTGCCTGCGTCTTGTATACGCCGCATGCGCCAGTAAACAAACGTGTAGTAGGGGCTAGCCTGCGTGCCTTGGTCAGGCACAGGCCAAACCGTAATTTGTGGGCTTGCCGTAGCACCGGGCGAATAAGCGCTTGTTGCCGGATATGCCGCTGCCGTATTACGCTGAACCCAGACTTGGATAGGCCGAGCCTGCTGTAGTTTATTAGGCAGTGTGGCGTAGGTACTTACGGAAATACGCGTAATGGTCAAGTCGGCTTGGGTACTGATATTCCCTGCGTTCGTACGAATAACGTGCTCAAGCAAATCCACCGTGTCATTAGGTAGCGGGTAAGTAGCTTGCCCTTGATATAAACCTATTGATCCTTGCTCGATTGTCCACAGGTTAATGCCTCGGTTAGCCCAATCGGCAAACAGCAGATTCATGGAACGACGCGCCGTGCGCAAGTCGTAGCCCGTACGCATCTCGCCGCCAGCGCGCTCGAAAGCTTCCTCAACTATCTCGTTGAGTTGTAGATTAAACGCGGTGGTGCCGGAAGTAGTCATTTTATTTTCCTAAACCGAGCCGCTTTTTTAGCCACGCTTTTAGGTTGCGCAACAAACTGCTTTCCGGCTGCTTTACCGGCTCGCTTGGCACGGGTTGTGGCGGCGTACTCTTGGGGGCTGAGCGCTTTGATGGCTTTTTCGGGGAGGTATCTTTCCCCGGTGTCCGTTGAGCGTTTGCCGCTTTTGGTGCGCCACTTTTGGGCTGTCCATGCTTTAAGGCTACGTTGGCTTTTTGCGAGTCCACTCACTTATACCCTCCGCCAGCTGCTTTGTACTTCTTGGCAAGCAGTTGAGCCTTACGTGCCGACCACTGCCCAGCCCCAGTTCCCTGTGTGCTAGAAGCTTTGATCTGATCAAATAGCTTTTTGCGCATACCCGGATTGGTGTAGTTTCCGGCCTGATTGACCTTCGACTTCACCTTGCCGCCATCAGCAAATTTGGTGAACTTGTCACCGTCTTTGCGAACAGCAGTTTTAGCCTTGGGCATCTTGGATGGGTTAATTGCCCCCATCCCGCGACTAGCCATCATTACTTACAAGCCTTTTTACCCATGCGCATCTTGGTCATGCCACCGGCTTTCATACCTTTGCCGCCAGACATAACGACTTGCTTGCCCTTGGTTTTGCCTTTAATGGCAACGCCATCTTTGCTAGGAGCAGCCGTCTTTACAGCGCCCATCTTGGATGCAGTCATACCGCCTTTTGCATATTTCATTTTAGTACCTTCCTTTTTAGTGAATTCACGACCAACTGACTGAGAAACCCCAACTTTCTTAGCGAAAGCCTTGTTATGGGCTACCGCCTGCATAAACTTTTCTTGCTTGGCGGATACGGCGGGCATTAGACCATCCGTCCTTTAGTCTTACCACGCTGGGCGCACCCATCAGCACGGGCAGAAGCAGATTTAACCGATCCACCTTTGGCTTTCTTAATCAACTCTTCCTTGGATTTGTCCGCGTACTCTTTTTCCTGAGTAAAGCCTACTTTGTCAGCCAGTTTGCTAGCCCCAAGAGTTACCGCACGGACGGCTCTTTTAACCAAAGGCATGTCATCGTCAACCTTGGTTTCACGAATCATTTTCGTGCGTGTTGATTCTTCAGCCATCATTTACCTCGCTTCAATAAGCCGGTCAATTTTTTCTTCAAACTTGTTAAAGCGCCCATCAATGTAGCGTTCAAGCTTTTCAATTTCTGCTTTAGTGACGTTATCACGGGTCACCTCCAGTTTAGTGTCGTTTAACATTTTTTCTAACGAATTTAGCTTGTTGTTCTTTTCCCATGCAACAAACCCTGCCACACCTACTAAAGCAGACAATACGCCAGACCAAGAAAACAAAATCAACTGTTCCATATCAACACTTCCATGCCCGCAGGCTCTTGTTGATACGGCTGTTTGGGTCGTTAGCTGTTTTGGCTGAAGTTAGCTTCTTCTTCATGCCTGTCATGCGAGCGCAGAAGGATTTCTTACGTGAGCCACCCTCGGGTTGCGGGGCTTTTAAGCCGGGTTTACCGGGGTTGGCTCGATTGTAAGAAGCCCGACCTTTGGCGTTTAAGCCGCCTTTCGGGTTTTTGCCTTCTTTGCGCTGCCATGCAGGAGTCTTAGCCATAGAACACCGTAATCGAAGTTAAGTCCGTTACGTCAGCGTAAACGCTGGTTTCACAACGAAGTCCTTCAGCAGGAATAACGACGTTAAACGGCGCAGGTGTCGTACTGGCAGGCCAGCTTGACTGAAATACTGTTGTGCCGCCTGTGCCGCCATCTTTTATAACCAGCGAACCTGCTGTTGTGGCAGGAGAAATTAATATCCCCCGAACACGCGCAGGCCCACCAAAGATGTCCCCGTCATTAGTACGATACGTACTTTTTACGTCCGTCTGCATACCCATACGGGCCTCCTAATTAGACGCTTTGTTGACCGAGTAATGGATCAGTTACGTAGTAAATGATCTTTCCGGCAACAGTACCGCCAGTAGGCGCATCGCCAGTATTTGCACCGCCGGTAATGTATACCAGATCAGTTGCAGACATTACGGTTCCTAAAGAAGTACCCGTACCAGAATCACCCCACACTACTTGCTTTTTACCTGCATCAGCAGCGTAGTTGTCGATTAAACCGGTAGGAGTTGCTGTGCCTGAAGTATAGGTGGTGAAACCCATATCCATCGTTGGCGTAGATCCACCAGTACCAAGAGCGTTAAATTGAATTGCTGTAATAACAGCGCCTGCTGGCAGAATAACTGCAGGAGCGCCAGTAGCAGAAGATGTTTTAACAGTAGTAGTGTTTACAAGCGTTGGGTCAAAATAAAATTCTGCAACCATAACGCCAGAACCACAATAAGCAGTGCGAGTTTGATCTCCACCGCCAGAGCGCCAAATGCTTTGGGTAGTTGAAAGTGCCATATTGTCCTCGTGTAGTAGCACATCGCCTTGGAATCTCTACTAAGTCTGCTGGGTCAGTTTCCAAGGCTGGGAATCCCCAGTCCTATTAAGCGTTTTACTCTTGTTTTGGGGACGTGTCAAGCTTAGATTTACTCTGCATTTGCTGCATTGCACAAAAAACAGAGTAAATAAAGGGGGCCGAAGCCCCCTTTACCGGTTTTAGGGATTAAGCTCCCTGCGAGCCGTAAACACCGAGCGGATCAGACCAGCCGAAGCTGTAACGCTCACGTGCCTTGTAGCGCACGTTACCGGTGTCGAAGTCTCCGTCCATGGAATTCTGCAACGGCGTACGAATGAAGTGCTTCAGGCCGTTAGGAACATCCGTGGTCAGGAACCAAGCATCAGGATCAGTCAAGAAGTGGTTGATCGCATAGCCTTCAGGGATCGAACCGTTGTTCTTGAGTGCGTTGATGTCATTGTCGTTCGTGCCGACGCGGAGTTCAGTCTCCAACAGACGGGTTGCCACGAACTGCAATGCAGGCGGAATAATCAGCTTGCGGGGCTTAGCTGCGATCAGCAGGCCACGCTCATCCGTCCAAGCAGCGATCTGAATGACAGCAGCCTCAAGAGCCGTTTCGTTCAGGTCAGTTGCTACCGTTGGGATGTTGCTGTTGGTTCCACCAGAAACAAGGGGGTGCGAAGCCGAGAACAGAGCCACGTTGTCGCCACCGGGGTAGCTAGACGAGAAGCCGTTGTTCAGGACTGAAGCAGCCTTAACTTGCTTGGTGTAAGACATGGCACGTGCCAAAGCCTTGGTGTAGCGAGCGGACAACGAATCATACAGGTTGTCTTCGATTGCCTCTTCCGTGATGGAGAAGCCCAAAGCAATAGTTTCGTGCGAATACCGAGCCGTAAAAGCTTCCTGTGCGTTGTCATAAGCGATGGCAGAACCTTCGTTTTTGACTGGTGCAGCAGAAAAGCCGGACAGCTTGGTTTCTTCTTCAAACGAACGCTCAGAGGTCTCGGTTTCGTAGATCTCTTTGTGTTCTTCGCCGTAACGAGCGTACTCAAGACCGAACAATGCGTTCAAGCCCGGGAGCAGCTCTTTCAGTAGTTGTGCGCGTGAAATAGCCATTTAGTGCTCCTTATTTACCAAGTACGTTGTTGTAGGACTGATAGCCAAAGTTGAATTTGACGATCACTTCCGGGTACACCACGTTACCACTCGAAACATAAGAGGTAGCGGGCACCAAATCAACGATACGGAACGGCAAAGCTGAAGTTGTGTTGCTGTAGTAAATACCAGTCTGGGCGTTGCCATAAGTAGTATTTGCTGTGTTCAACACCAGCTCAACGTTAGTACCGAGGGCGGTCTGTTGCACGGGGGCAATAACAAGACCAGAAGCATCAGCAGTGTCACCAACAGACGCAACTTGATACAGCGCATCGGGATCATCACTGATATAAGCAAACGCATCAGTAACGCCAGAAGCAAACCCGGGCCAGTACTGGCTGTAGGTAGGCTGCTTAGTTGTGGGGTTGGTGTAGCGGCATCCAAGGAATACACCCAGAACACCAGCAACAGCGGAAGTATTTGCTGCTAGAGCCGAAGCAATTACAGTACCGCTTGTGTCCAGCTGAACTACTTGACCGTTGTACAGCGCGGTGTTGTAGTTAACCGAAGCAGTAGTAATAGCAATTTGACGAGTAGCACCAGCAAATACCTGACCACCGATCAGATTGATCGGCTTCAAACCATATGGTTTGTCAACGGTAGGATATGCCATTTAAAACTCCTAAAAAGGGTTATTTAGAACCAGAACCAAACCCGACACCCTTAGTTACAGACGTTTTCTTTTCGCTGAACAAAGGCATACGGGCATCGCTTGACCTCATGAAGTTGTTATCAACAGACTCCATTTGGGCTGTGGCTTGTCGGTTGTAGTACTGGTTGCGTGACTCAGCCAATTCTTCTGGCATTGAACACAGCATCAGACCGCCAATCTCGACATTGCCGTTTGCATTACCTTGCAGTAGCAACTCGGGATAATCCGAAGCGCTAACTGGTTCCCATCCTTCACGCATCTTTTTGGATACGTTAGACGCGTGTGACTGACCAAGAAGCTCAGTGGCTACCCACCGAAACTTAAGGCCCGGACGCGGGTCTGGGTTGGGGAGAGTGCTTGCTGGTCGATAAACCATACGTGCATCGCTCTCACGTGTTTGAAGGTTTCTAGGTTTGCGCTCTTGCGCACCATCACGACTAATTCTTTCAGACATGGTTAGGACTCCGAGTTAAGTTTAAGTACTTCACGAGCATACTGTTCATTGGTAAGGTTTAGCCGCTTGGCTAAAGCTTCTTGGGTTTTGGTCAATTTGACCCCCACCTTCTTACCTGCAGTACGAGTTGGAGCAGCAACAACGGTTGCCGGACGTTTCGGTTCCCTCCGCGCCTCACCGAAATAATCGGGAAACACTTCACGCATGCGAGCGTCAATTCGCTCGTAATAGGTGTCAGTCCGAGGATCAACACCATTTTCGACCAGCTTTTTATGCACAGCCAGCGCGAGACTGGTCATCTCATCATCGTTCCCGAACCACTGGTTACGGGACTGCCACTTCGCCGCTTTAGGGTCGTATGTGGCACCAGATTGCTGTTGCGTTGGTTGACTATATACATCAGTCTCAGGGATTTGTAAAGCACTAGGTTTAAAAGATTTTGCTTGCTCCAATCGGTACCGAGCCGCAGCCAGTTCTTCTTGCGCTGCAATAATCTGATCGGTGTCGTAGGTTTCCTGAGCTTCCTTGAGCTTTTGACGGGCGAACTGCATCTCCATCTCAGCCTTCTGGGACGCCATTTCCGTATAGGTCTGGGCGCCTTGGTTGTAGGTTTCCCGCAAACGCTTGTTTTCTTCCAGTAACTGCTGGGCGATACGAGTAGCTTCTTCACGTTCCCGAAGCGCCGCTTCTTTGGCGCGACGCTCATCGTGGCGGGCATGACTCAACTCCTTAATCCGCTTTTGGACTTTGTCGCTGTACTCTGCGACTTCATCATCCGACGGATCCTCAACCTCACGGTCCAAAGGCTTGCGCCCACGGTCTTCTGGCGGCGTGTCGTCCACAACCTCCAGTTCGATGTCGGATTCTTCAGAAGTGGACTCATCC